AAAAGTTCCATCTACTTCATTTAGATCTTCATTTAATGCTTGATCAAATAACCATTCTGTATCCCAATCACCTTCAAATTTTCCTTCTTTAATAATACCATTATGCCACAAAAATGAGTTATCTTTTTTAGCTGGATGGATAAATCTGCCTATTGCCAAATCAGTATTATTAACTTCTTTTGATGTTGGTGCTTGTTGATGTACTACACAATAATCCCAATTTCCATCTAATAAATCTATATCTAAAGGTCCGTAAGATTTTGTTTGAGATTTAAGATCCAGACCATCATCGGTATACAAAAACTGAGAAACTGAATGTGATTCTTCTCCTCGGTATCTATTTAGGTCAACTAATTTAAGTAAAAGGTTTTTATCTTTACTTGCAGAAATACTACACATTCCAGTTTATCTCCTTTTGATATTGTATAGGATCCGGTTCTCCTATATTCATAAATGCTTTAATTCGTTCACTACATGAAGGGCACCTTCCACAACTCCGACTTTCGCTATCCGGATCATAACATGTCAGAGTGTGTTTTAATAAATTAAATGTTCCTAGCTCTTTACATATTTTTAATTCTTCTGTTTTACTTAATAAAGAGAACGGTGCAATAATTTGTGTCTTGAATGTTCTATTTAGTACTGTGATGCCATTTAACGCATCTACAAAAGCTTGACTAGTATCCCAATAACCATATTCATCATGAACTTGAAGACCGCAAAAAATATATTCCGCCTTTACTACTTCTGCAAAAGCACAAGCATTACTCAATAACATCATATTCCTAAATGGAACATATGTTACGGGTTGAGGATCTCCTAATACTTCTTTAATGTCGGGCATATCAATATCAGTGCCAGATATATTTGCACTAATAGGTTGAACTAATTCTCCAAAATAACCAATATCTAATTGTTTATGTGCCACACCTAATTCTTGGCATAATTCTTTTGCTTTTCCACATTCAGCTACTTGTTTTTGTCCGTAATTAAATGTTAAAGCAAATACTTTTTCTGGTCCATAATGACGGGCCAACAGCATTGTAACAATAGAACTATCCATGCCACCTGATAATATAACAGCAACATTATTTTCAATCTTTGGGAGTTTATCTCTGGCTTCACGTAAATCCATATTAACCTTCTTCAACATTCTTGATTAATCTTTCAAGATACCATTTTGATTTTTTCAAATCTTCTAATTGCTTTTCTTTATTTTCATAACCTTTTTCCGTTTTCTTACCAGCTCGTAATACATACTTAACAATATTACCACGATGAAAATTTAAATCAAACGCTTCTATAACATCAATTGCTTCTAAGTTAGTATTACTATGATAATGGTCGGGATCTATTTTACTTGCCATGTGTACCTGAATATGTAGAATATTTGTAATAATCCAAATCCTTTGGATATTTTCTTTCGGGAAACTTAGCAGAACGCCTTTCGGCGTTAAAGCCAATTCCTGTAACAATTTCTCTGAAGGTATCAACATTATAATATAAAAGATCTAAATTAATATCTTCTTCTTTCATATCATAAACGGAATCAAATGTTGATTTCGGTTTTTGTGTCAATCCATGAATACCTGCATAAGGAGTACCATCTAATGCTGACATCACCGGATTAGAGGTATCTATACTATGAATCCATTTATAATTCCTATAATGCGCGAACTCTCTTGCTTGCCAGGTTCCCAATAAATGATGTTTTAAACTTTTATTAATACACTCCTTATCCATTTTTTCAAGTAATTTAATTCTTTCATTTGCTTGAAGAGTCGGATCCTTATCGGCCCAAGAATATACAAATGGAATCCCAATTATAGGAAATCCAAGTATTCTTCCTTGGTGCCCTACTCCAAACTTCATAAATTCATTATAACATTCGATCATTTCATCTGGTGTAGAACCTTGAATAACAGGCATGCCATGAATGATAGTGTCAGGATAATCATTAACAAATTCAAAAGACCTTTCCAATGTTCTTTTTTTATCTCCGAGAACATCTGGTAAGATAACATAGTTTGGTTCTAACCTTGTGAACCATTCATAAAGAATATCATTATCTAATGATTCTCCTAATTCAAAACAACTATTATCAAGATAAGTAAATTCTCCACAACCTGCAAATTCACAAACCATCTCTGCATAATCTTTATCTTCTAGAATTTTATGAAGCAATACAAATTGATAATCGCTGATAAAATCTTGATGTTCATCTATTAAACATCTGGGAATTTCATGTGAAATATATGTCATATTAACTCATTAAAGATCTACATCCAGCTAAAAATTCTCTACGACATTCACCGTCTTCGAATTGACCTGATGCTGAAAATGTAGCTGTTGAAGATCGAAGATCTTGTATGCCACGAGATTTGACACAAAAATGTAAACCATCAATTTGAACGGCAACATCTTCTGTTTCGGCAACAAGTGCAATCGTTGCGCGTATTTGTTCTGTTAGTCTTTCTTGAACTTGTGGTCTTTTAGAAAAGAATTGAACTATTCGATTTAATTTTGAAAGACCCAAAACTACATCATTAGGAATATATGCTACAGACGCTACTCCATCAATAACAATAAAATGATGTTCACAATATGATTGAACATTAATATTTCTTTCAAGAACAAAAGACCCCCTATAATTCATTGAATTTTTAATTTTTGTACATTTTGGAAATTTGTCATAATCCATACCCCAAAAAATTTCATTAACATACATTTGGGCAACTCTTTTTGGTGTATCACATAATGAATCATCGTTAAGATCTAATCCCAAATCATCCATAATATTTTCAAAATGTCCTTGAATATTTTCAATAGCTAATTCCGAATCAAAATTTTCTCGGGTCATAGAACTCATTGGAGTTTCTAATCCTAAAGAAATCAGATGTTCATTCACTTTTCGACCCAATGCTGGATCACATTTTCTAGTTTCATTCATTTTTTCCTTTATTTAATTTAATTGTTATATTATATAACATTATAGATACAATGTCAAGAACTTTTCAACAATTGTTTATTGTGGGGGGGTATTATGATAGGAATATTTTTATTCGTCAAATGATATAATGTTACCGCGGGTATCAAGTTTAATATTCTTGATACCAAATCGCGATTCCATACTTTTCTTTTTTCGATCATCAGAAGCTATATGATCAAGATCTTTCCAATAGTGATTCATCTGTGTGACTGCTTGTTTTGAAGTCATCAAACGTTCTACAAATTTTTTGAAAGATTTCATTTATGCTCCAGATATTTAACGCCGTCACGTTCTTCTAAAAGTTTTCTATTTTTCATATGTTCTGCTTCAATTTCCTCTTTACTTCCGCCGAAATAGCCAACAGCATAACCATGCTCACACATCCATTTGTTTACATTGGTCCAGCCCGAAAACTCGTGACCATCTTCGGTACAATTAATCCAGATTTCTCCAAGAATTCTTCCGAATTTACCTCTACTGTCTTTCTCTGGACATCTAACTTGAACTTCGATATCATCTCTGTCTGACACAATTGCCCAATGTAACCATGACTTGAGGGCGGCCGAGGAGAGCTTTCCATAAAACTTTTCTGCCAAATCACGAGTTCTCGATTCTGGTGTATCGATTCCCAACAAACGGATTCGTCCACAATACCTAACATCGAACCCCAAATCAATAACTGCATCAATAGTATCTCCATCGACAACTTTCTCTACTGCTGTTATGTGGTAAATAAATTCACAAGGGTTATCATTTTTATATTCAGCCATATTTTTCCTTTTCAAATTGTGTAGCTGACCGTGCTTCTGTTCCCAAGTGACGGCCACAACTCGGCTATAGTCTACGCAGCGAGTGCGTAAGAGTATGCAGTATAATCGTTATTGTTTGCGATTAGTTTGATGGACCGTTGCGGTGGTGCCTCTACCGAATACCTCTTTATCTTACTTCACAATCAATCGAAATCTATTTCAGCCCCATCAACGAAAGTCATAACCAAAAAAAAGTGTGCCATAAGTAATGCCCAGCGCGAGCAATATC